CAATATATTTATCTTGAAAATATATCCTAATCTCATTTAAAGTTTTATTTTCAGTGAATCCTGTTAAATTCCATCCTTTATTATATATTATATTTTCCATATATTAAAAAAATATAATAAATTAGAATTGGTTAAAATAATATCAACCATTAGTATTTGCTCTTATAATGGTAGTAAAAAATATCAACATTTCGTATTGGCTCTTATAATGGTGGTTCCTCATATGTAAATACATAACAATTATTTGTTGGTTGATCTATTGTATCTATTATTTCATCTGTATCTCCCAGTGGTGCATATATAAAATCATCAAGTGATATCATATAATGATTTCCATTTACAAATGATCCTCTAAATGTTACGATTAATCTATCTCCTGGATATTGTGGTGGAGATGTTATTATATAATACAACTCTTCACCTGTGCCCGAAACACCAGCAGTGTATTCTGTATTATTTTGACTCTCACTGGAGAATTCTACGATTTCTAATAAATAATCACCTTGAGCTTTAAGATACCATGTTTGTTCTACACCATCTTGAGTAAATGTTATTGGAGTTCCAGCATTATAAGCATTTATAGTAGTTGACTCGTTTATATTTTGAGTAACTTCGACTATTCTTCTATAATCTTGTACCAGGCCTGAAGCTGAACCTAAATATCCAGTAGCTTGTCCTGGTCCAATATTTAACATATCAAGAGTTATTAGTCCAGTAGCTGTATCATAATTTGTGGTAGGACCAATAGCAAAATCCGCTTGAGGTTCAGGTTCAGGTTCAGGTTCAGATTCAACTGTAACCTCCTCTGATAATTTAAGCCAATAGCCTGTACCTATTGTTGTATTATCTGTAATATTTTCATATCCTATAGTATTATTATATGAATATAATGAACCTTCAATATATTTATCTTGAAAATATATCCTAATCTCATTTAAAGTTTTATTTTCAGTGAATCCTGTTAAATTCCATCCTTTATTATATATTATATTTTCCATATATTAAAAAAATATAATAAATTAGAAATGGTTTAAAAAAAATATCAACCGTTAGTATTGGCTCTTATAATGGTAGTAAAAAATATATTATTTTGATATTCCATTATAAAACATAGATTGTTTAATTAGTTGGATTAATTATTTTTTTTAATCCATAACAATCTTTAGAATTATGATTATTCTGACACTGACATGATAATGAATAGGAGTTATTATCTTTATCTTTTAAATACTCTCTATGTTTAAACTTAGAAATATTTTTTTTAATTTTTGTATTTTCTAATATATTGCCTATTTTTAAAGATATCACTCCATAAGTTGGATGAGATCCGTCATTATACATTCCAAGAATATTAATTAATTGATTTCCAATATCTTGATTAACGAATATGGAAGGAATTGTTAACAGATTAAGAAAAGGACCATTAGGGTCGGCGCCCATTACAAATATCTCATCGGAGACATTATTACAGATTATAACAGCAGAAGCTCCTGCTTGTTGAGCGAAATATACTTTAGATACAAATTCACAAGTAGATCTTTGTATAATTACAACTTTACCTGTATAATCTAATGTATGATTTTCGTGACAACCATCTAAAGTCCCATTATCTGGATTTAGTTCAACTAACATTAATGGCAATGAGTCTGAATTAATATCATCCCAAATTCCACCAAAAGGACCTATTGTATAACCGTTATCAAGTATAGTGTCAATTGGATAAGGATTCAATGTGGTTACAAATTGAAATGTAATTAAATCAATAACTATATTTTCAAAAGTAGTTGATATATACGATGACGTGTCATTAATTCCAAATCCCTTGTCTTTCAATTCTCCGATGGTCATTGGAGATAAATAGTTATGCGTACTTATCATACCCGACATTACCTCTTCATTGACATTAAATATCGTTATACCATCTTCTAAAGTTAAATTATTATTTCCAAATCCTACATCTTGCCAATGAGATCCGTAACTCCCTAGTGCGGGGTCCCCAGCATTTTCAATAGGAGCGTAGGGTAGCATAAATTCTTGAGATATAACATTACTTAATATTTTATTATAACCAGCTACACCATTTACACCATCGTATACAATATTTTCATTATTAAGCACTGAAAAATCTGGTAAAACATCATTTGGGATCGAAATACTCCAGAAAGAATGTAACATTTCGTGTAATAAAACAATAATTATATAATTTTCTTGAGAATCATTTAATGTTGCAGAACCATCTTCATTCTGCAAAATACTAACATTCAATTTCATAGTTCTTGTATCGACCTGATTCTGCCCATAGATATCACTAGATATAGGAACCAACTCGAAAGTCATATTACATAAATTATTAGTATTATTGAATGTCTGTGAAAAAGAAGTTGGAAATGATACAATTATATTATCAAAAATATCAGCACATTTTTTAATAGCATTAAAAACTGTATTTCTATGAATAGAAAATTCTGAAATATTATAATCAGTAATATCTTGAATTATAAATTTCTCATTAGTATATATTATTTCAGGTTCTTCAATTATGACTTCTTCTGATAATTTAATCCAATAGCCTGTACCTATTTCTACATTATCTGTAATATTTTCATATCCTATAGTATTATTATATGAATATAATGAACCTTCAATATATTTATCTTGAAAATATATCCTAATCTCATTTAAAGTTTTATTTTCAGTGAATCCTGTTAAATTCCATCCTTTATTATATATTATATTTTCCATATATTAAAAAAATAGAATAAATTATAACTGGTTGATAAATAGAATAAACTTTCAACCAATTCTTATTTATTCTATTTCTTGTAATATATGTGGAAAAAAATAAGTAAAAATAAATTTTTATTAGATAATTCAAAAAATGTTTTATCTAATTTAAGAAATAAAACAATTCAAATCAATTTAGATTTACCTAATTTGAATGATGAAATAGAAACATTTAAAATTAAAAGTTATGAAATGATAAAAACAAATACAAAAAATGTTAGTACATTTCATGGATATAACAATAATGGAAATAATGCTGTAATAACATTATCAGATAATGATATAAGAGTATTTGTTTTTGATAATAAATCAAATTATGTGATAAAACAAAATGATAATAAAAGTCATTATATTATAAAAATAGAAGATATAGAAGGAAAAAAAAAATTTGTTTGTAATGTAAATACAGATACAAAAATAATAAAAAAAAATATTAACCGTACAGATGTTTCTGGAGGCAGAGTTTTAAGAATATATAAATTTTTATTTGGATTATCTTCTACATTTAAATCTGCTTATGGTAATGATAATGAATTACTTTGGTTACGTATGATTCATATAATAAATATTACAAATTACATATATCAAAATAATTTTGCAGTAAGTTTTACAATTAATGAGACAGACCAAAGAAGATTGTTTCCATCTAATTTTAATAATGCGGGGGAATCTGGTCTTTCTGGTCAGACTAACCAATTTAGTAATACTATAAATCTAAATTCATTCGATGTTGGACATGTATTAGCTACAGGGGGGGGTGGAATTGCACAATTAGGAGTAGTATGTACTAATAGTAAAGGAAACGGGTGGACCAGTGTACCAACTGGTGATGTTAATAATGACCAAGTACTAGTAGTTGATTATTTTTGTCATGAATTAGGACATCAATTTGGTATGAATCATCCTCATACTACTAATTGCAATGGTGTACAGTCAATTAGTGTAGAGCCGGGAAGTGGTAGTACAATAATGGGATATGCTGGTATATGTCCTCCAAATGTTCAAGCTAATTCAGATGCATATTTTAATGCAATAAATATAAATGAATGTATGTCATTTCTTAATACTAGACCATGTGGAGAAAATATAGAAACAAATTTACCATTACCAGAAATAAATAAAACATATTCAACAGTAATAATACCAAAAGATGCTGTAATAGAGTTATATACTCCAGAAATAACAATGGAAAATCTAAATGTTATACCAGATAAAATATTATATAGTTGGGAAGGTACTGATATTGCTCCAAATGCATTATATAGATCATATATGTCAGAATTACCATATAGAAAAATACCATCAAATATACCAGCACCGATATTTGATAATTTTATTCCATGGTATAGTAATTCATCAGGAGAGTCATCGTCATTAAATTTTAATAAAATACAATTAGTAAATGGATACAGTGGTTCTGTTTCTGCGTCATGGTCTGGTAAATTTGAATTTATTGGTGAAAATACAGAAATAATAGAATTTAATATTCCTGATATATCAGGAGGTGAATCTATTGAAATTGACTTACAAAATCAATGTGATAATTTATCAAGTATTGATGTTAATTTTTTAACATATTCAGGAACAGACGGCACGTGGGGTAGTGATTTGAATATGAGATTATTTAATAATAATATAGAAATAGGACAAATTGGAGGATATGATCTTTTTGGAATGAGTAGTGTAATTGGTTCATGGCCTAGTACATGGGCAAACAATAATAATACAACTTATGAGGATATTGTAATAGAAATCCAAAATCCAGAATATATAAATTTTGGATTAACAATAAGAGCATTATATAATCAAGAGAATATATCTAATGAAGATTTAGATCCAGATTCAAATGCAAATATACCTTATTTAAAAAATGCGACGAGTACATTTACAAGTACACGTGTATTTGGCGTAAAAGCATATGATACAGGATCGGAATTATCTATAACAAATCTAAGTGTAAATAATAATAATATAAATATAATCTGGAATACTGGTGATACAGAAAACGCACCTATAAATGCAGTAAATGTGAAATGTTGGATATCTAGTGATAATGGATCAACATATGATTATTCTGATGCGCCGGTATATGAGGGACTTAACAATGGTACAGCAATGATTATTTTATCAGATGAAAGTTTAAATGATAAAAATTTAAAATTAAAATTTAGATTTTATGATAATGATGAGAATGATAAATTATTTATATTAGAGTCCGAGACTTTTACTTTAAATAATTCAAGTATTACTTTTAATATGTCTATATCTCAAGGATGGCAATTAATTGGTTTGCCACTAATTGTTGATAATAATAATTATCAAACATTATTTCCAGATTCAATAGAAGGAACATTATATTCATATACTAATAGTGGAGGATATGAACCACAAACAGAATTATCACCTGGTCAAGGTTATTGGTTAAAATTTAATAGTAATAATGATGTTTCAATAAGTGGACAAACTATATCAAATTTAGAGATTGTTTTATCAAAAGGATGGAATCTAATTTCAGGTTCTACAAATTCAAGTATAATTGATGATAATAATATAATAATAGAAAATACATTATATAGTTATGGTGTGAATGGTTATGTTCTATCAGAAAATGTAGAATTAGAAGCAGGTAAAGGTTATTGGATAAAAACAAATAGTGCTGGTACAATTATAATTACAGTTTAGAAATTTTTTATTTTATAGTTATATAAAAAGATAAATTTATATAGTTATAAAGTCATGAAATATATTTTTGATACAAAATTATTAAATTTATTAAAATTACAAGATTGTGAAAAATATAGTATATCATATATACATAATTGTATTATTAATCAATTATCAGATGAAATTGTTTTAAATAAAAAACATAAATTAAATAATAATTTAATTTATATAATGAAAAATAAATTTCCGAAAAATAGTGAATTATCATATGATTTTTTAATAAAAAATCCGGGTTATTGGTATAATCAATATAATGATGGGTTTAGTAAATCCGCATTAAAAGAAATTACAATGTCATTTATTAATATTAATATTCAACAAAAATATTTTGATAAAGGTATAGTTGTTAATAACATTCAAATCTAAATTTGTGTAATATATTATGATAAATAGAATATAAAAAAATTGATATTACTATTTTATAAATATATGAATATATATTTATAAATTATAAGTATGCCTGTACCTATATATAATGGAGTTAAATATCAACCAGAATATTATTGTAGTGATTTTTGTAAATATTTAAATTTACTACCAAATAATAAATATTATAAATCTTATTTATTAAAAAGATTATGCAATGTCTTGGAATGTAAATGGAGTAGATATAAATTAGATAATAATATACTTGAAATATTAAAAAAAAATAATATTGAATTTAATCAGTGGTCTACTGATGTAACTATAAGATATTTAAATTCAATAATATCAAGTTTAAAACGGGTAAAATTTTCTAATACAGATATTATAATTTTACGAATATATGAAGAAGGACTTGTTGTTAATGATATTGATATCTAAAATTTACTTAATTTAGCAACTGCTTCAGAATTAATTTGAAATTTAATTTGATTTATATTGTCTTGAGACAGATTATCGTCTTTAGATAAATTTTCGTTTAATTTATTATATTCGCTACATTGACTAACTGCAGTGTCGTAGATATTTTTCATTTTTACTATATTGGGCCTATTATAACCGAAAGTTTTTTTATAAAAATCTTTATATTTTTTTGATAAATTATAAATTTTTTTAATTTCAGCATCTGTTAATATTGGTCCCATTGTAACAGTTTGTAAACAATGACCTTGTTGTAGATAACAATCTATAATTGGTAATCTAAATAAATACCATTCCGGATGTTTACCTCTACCTGTAATTTCAAAATCTGGAAATTTGCCTAATGCGTCACCATAATGACCCTGTATATAATCATTACCTATATTATAACCTTCAATCCATAAATTGTTTATTCTATTTGTATAAAAAAAATGAATTAATGTATTAGGATCAAAATAAAGTGGTCCAGATTCGTCTTTTTGTTTTAATCGTTCCCCATTATAAGAATTCCATTTCCATTCAAATTTAAATAAGTTTTTTTCTTGCATATTATTAAGAGGTAACTCTAATAATAATAAAGGATCGATTTTATTTCTTCTATAATATTCATAATTTAAATTTTCAGTAGATTTTATTTTATTTTTTGTTGTATTATATAATTTAATTATTTTATTATATACTGGTCCATTTTCTTTTATTTTTCTATTAGTTACAGGATTAATAAGTCTATTTAAATTCCATTTATCTAATTGTTTATTAGTTAAAAGTAATTCAATCATTTATTTATAATATAAATAAGATATCTTTTTAAATAAAATCAATATTATTATATATTTTTTTAATATTATAATCAACATATGAGAATGCTCCAATTATTATATAACATATATGTTTACGGAATATTTCATCTAATTTATTATTAACTAATAAATCAATATTTGTTATTAAATTATTTTCTATATTATTTTTATTAGAATTCCAATCTATTTTTACATTAAATAATTTTTCTTCTGTTAATTTATTATCAGATAAATATGTATCCAGCATCATTTGAAGTTCTTTATAAATAATTTTTAATTTTTTTTTATCAACATTTTCATATATTTCAATGGTAAAATATGTATTTAATTCAAAAAATGTTTGAAAAACTTTCATTTTTTTAAAATAAAAGTTTTCTTTTTCTGACAATTTTATTTTTTTATTTGTAAAGTTTCTGGTTAAAAAATTAATATGATTAATTTCTTCTGTTGTAAATTCTGTATTAGTATATATTTCATTTTGTTTATTTTCAAAAAGATCTTTTAATGAAGTTAAATAATATATATACATATTATTATTTCTAAAAATAGGATATAAATAATTTATATCTTTTAATTTATTATTATTAAAAAAACAATTCAAAGTTATTGGATCATTATAATTTATTAATTGTTTAATATTTTTTACAATTAATTGTTTATATTTATGATTTTTATAAAAATACCATCTTCTTTGAAAATTAATAATTTGTAATTCAAAAAAAAAAGGATCCATAATTTGATATTTTGAAATATCAAAGATATTCATTATATCATTTATATATATAATATCTTAAATATATATTATATTTAAGATATATAATTCGTCATATGGAATTCTATTATAGTGCATTATAATGATTTAATAATATATTATGGTCTTTAAAGTTATATATAAGACTTAAATCTATTATATAAAAATATTGAAATCTAAAATATTTAGAAACTTACCTTTTAGTATATATAATAAAATGAGTAAAAAAGCACATAACGTCGTACCTTTTGCCAAGTTTGATTTTGAGAGATTAGTAATCTCAGATCTTATAGAGAATGATAGAATCCCAAGCCAAAAAATAGCATATGTATCATATAAAGATGCAAAGAGAGGTGATGGTCAATGTGATATTCAAGGACCTGAACAATTATTAGATAATTATGGTATTCCTGATGCAAATGGTCCATATTTTACAACAGTAAAACAAAGGGCTTTTGTAAAAGTACCATTAGAAGTAAATAATCTAACAACTTCCGAAACTGAAAAAGAACGAGAGGCAAGAGCAGCAGTTCTTGCTGATTATAAACAGTTTTTAATCAATCTTGATAAGTATATGATTGATAATAAAGATAAATTTTTTGGCAGTGCCAAAGCAGCAAAAAAATATACATATCAACCAATTGTTCGTAAATCAGTTCTTTCTCAAGATTCAGATGACGATTCTGATGACGATGGTGTTGTAGCAGATAAAGTAGCACAAGTATCACGTCCAGATTATTATAAGATGAAGGTTCCTTTAGATTGGAATACTGATAAGGTATTATCTAAAGTATATTGTAAAAATGATAAAGAATCTCAAGCATATGGAACAGATGGTAAATATTCTGAAATCATGGTTGAAGAATTAGATGATCTTCGTAAACATATTGGTTACATGCGAAAGAATCGTTATGTTTTCCATATTTGTAAATTATGGGCAAGTAAACAAGCAACTAACGGACAAGATACAAAGAAATATGGCGTCACATTAAAACTTCAACGTGTAGAAGTTCAACCAAGACAGCAATATCAAGAAGATGTTGACGATGGTGGAGATGTTCCATTTATTGATTCTGACGATGATGATGAAGTTAAAGAAGTAAAACATTTTGTACAAAATGCAAAAGAAACATCAGACGACGATGACGATGACGATGACGATGACGATGATGATGAAGACGACGATGACGATGATGTCAAGGAAGTTGTTAATAATTCTGATTCTGATTCATCAGTAGAAGCTGCAGAGGTAGTAAAGCCAGTAAAAATCCCTCGGAAGAGGGGTACAAAGAAAACACAAGATGTGTGAATATAATTAATATATTAATTTCGTAAAAATATTTAAATATTTATAATTTATATAAATATATAAATGAAAAACCCTTTTAATATTCGAGATATTAAATTAGACAAAATTATATTTTCAAAAGCTTCTTTAAATGAAAATAGTAAAAATATATATTTAAAATATAATAATAATGGTAAGTTAAGTAGATTTTTAATACAAACAACCGAATTAGAAATTAAAGATATTCAAGCATCAACAAATGATGTAACAATAATTTTAGTAAATTTAAAGTCAAATAATAATAAAAAATTAAATAATTTTGTAAATTTTATATATAAATTAGATAATCATATAATTGAAACGGGTAAATCTAATCCTGAATGGTTTTATTCGAATAATGTAAAATTTAAAGGATTAATAAGACAAGATGCAGATTGCGATATCCCGTATTTGAAATTAAAAATAAAAAATTATATGTTAAAAAATTTACAAGTTACGTATGATAAACAGTCTGAAAAAAGATCATTTAAAGATCTTAAAAAACATGATAATATTAAATTGGTATTAGATATATTTGGTTTATGGGTAAATAAAAATGGTTTTGGATTATATTTAAAACCCGTTTTAATAGATATTAGAGATTCAAATGAATTAACATTTTATGAATCAAGTGAAGATAATGATATTATAGATACTGAAATAAATATAGATGCTTTGGAAACACCATTAAATTTAATGATAGAAAGCCCAACCAAAATTTCAATGACTGAAATAAATGATGAAAAAATAAGTAGTGATTTAGAAACATCATTTAATAGAATAGATTTAATAATAAAAGATTCAATTAATGATGATAATATAATAAAAAATATAAATAATAGTTCTAGTGATATAAGTGATGATAATATAATAAAATATATAAATAAATTTTCAGATAATAGTTCTAGTGATATAAGTGATTATGAATATAAATTAGATACAATATCAGATATTACAATTAATAACCATTAATAATTTATAATAAAATATATAGTTATATGTCAAATTATACTATAAATGATATAGAAAATTTAGTAAAACGATGCAATAATTCAAATAAAAAAATAATAATAAATACAATACAAAACATAATAGAAGAAGATAACAAATTAAATATTAAATTATTAAATATTCAAAAAATAAATAATATATTTTTTAAAATAGATAAAAATTATGATGAAATAAATAAATATTGTACAATTTGTCAAAAAAATATAAAATCTAAAGAACATAAAATTAAATTAAGTAATTGTGATCATTTATTTCACAAAAAATGTTTAAATAAATATTTAAAAGTATGTCTAACAAATTTTTCATGTCCAAATTGTAAAAATAATTATAAAAACAAATTTGAATCTATAGCTAAAAATATTAGTAATAACTAATTATTTTATAAATAATATAGCTGTCTATAATTTTTTTATATTATTTATTTGATCTATAGATTCAGAAACTAAATTTCTATAAACTAATATTAAAATAATAAATATTAATATTAATAATAAACAATTATTAATATAATTGCATATATTTGCTGTCATATATATAAATTATAAATTTAATTTAACAAATTTATAAATTTAACAAATTTATAAATTTTCTTACTGATATGAATTTATCTAAAGTAATATAAAATTAGCAAATAATATTGCTCCAATAACAACTAATAAATGATTTTCATTAAGCATATTATTCAATTGTGAAAGATCAAATTGTGAAAGATCAAATGATGGTAAATTAAAATTTAATTTTTGTGATACAAAATATAATAAAAATAATAAAACTATTACTATTAATAAATAATCTGATAATCCAGATCCTGCACCAGAAACAAGACCCGCAGAAGCAGTAGAGGAAGCTTCTGCTGATTGGTCTGTTGTTTGTTCTGTTGTTTGTTCAGTAGTATTTTCAGTAGTATTTTCAGTAGTATTTTCAGTAGTATTTTCAGTAGATGCTGCCTGAGTTGTTTCTTGTGATGCATCCATACTTCCATCTACTTGATCTGCTTTTTCTGTTTTATTTTCATTTTCTGTAGAATTACCTCCAGATTCAGCACCTAGATCCCCACCTTCGCCACCTGCAAATCCTTTACTATTATCATTTT